ATACGAATACATCGCAGAGCCAGGTGCTTGCAAGATATGCGCTCCGTTTGATGGAAAAATCTTCAAGGTATCCGAAATGGAATCTGGACGCAATTGCGCTCCGATGCATCCATTTTGTCGGTGTAGTGTTGCTTCTCATTATTCTGGCATTAGTGAAAAAGTTAAACAACAAACTAAAGCTGTTGATGAAGCGGAAAAAGAGGAAACTCACAGCTTCGGAGATTCTTTTGGAAAAGGTTTGGATTTAGCACAAAAAACATTACAAAATTTTGTTGACAATGCTAAAAAGTGGTATAATAATCACATAGAGAGCAGACTGACACCAGAAGAAATTGAACTTTCTCGCAACGTGCTGAAAGAGGTGATCAGTAATAGTGCATACTCTATGCGCTTTAAATCTGCGAATATTGACAAACTGATAGAATCTGGTAGATTCATGAATCAGTTTGAAACAGGTACAAGTGGCGGCGCTGTTAATACAAAAAACAGAAGAAAAGCCACAAATCAATTGTTTGGTTTATCTGGCAAAAGCTTGGAGAAGTCTGAATTTGAAAAGTATGGTTATTTCGGCAATAAGGATGCTTACAAAGACTTTGTCCACAACTCGACGAGCTGGGGTGGTGTTGGTCAGTATGGTGATGTTATCATCCACTTTGCAAAAGATAAAGTTGCGAACAAGACAACATTCACAGTAAACAACAGTCTTGGCCCTGCAGTCTATCAGGAACTTGTTGCAGACAATCCAAATAGACCAAATTTGGTTGGTATTGATAAAGAGTTACTAAAAGAGACAGTGGATGCATTAAAAGCTGGAAACATAAAAACACCAGAAGAGGCAAGCAAGGCTCTTGGTGTTCGTTACTTAGAGACTCAATATCATGGTGAAGTAGGAATGTCTGATATATCCACTATGTACTTCACAAAAAACAAACCAAGTGACAAACAAATCCAGTCATTGAGGAAATTTGGTATTAAATTGTATGTGAAAGAAGGTGATCAATTTGTTGAAATTGAATAAAATCATCGGTGTCGATGAATCAAAAAATAATATATTGGTCACTCTTGAAGATGGCCGAAGCGCATTGGTCGATAAAGAAAGAAAAGGTTTTGTTGTCGAAATACTTTTAGATTCTTTTTACAAGTGGATGTCTTTTCCAAATAAGCCAACTGCAGAAGATCAAGCCGAAGCTATCGAGATTTTGACAAATCCAAAAGGGTTTGCATTTGGCCCTTTGGCTGAGCGTTACCTTACGGATGAAAAATTGAAACACGAATTTGATGCCATGAAGAAAGAAGCGGGGTACGCTTATTAAATATATGAAAAGTCGTAGTAATACGGCTTTTTTTGTTGTCAAAAAATGCAGAAAGAGAGAAATGACCTTGAATATCTGGAACATCGTATCAGTCACTGCAGGGGTTGTCTGTTTATTCCTTATCCTTTTATTTGGGTATGCGATGACAATTGGCCTACTGTCAGGGATTGATGAAGTCAAACGCAAAAACAGAGATTGAGAGGTGATCCAACATCTTGACTTGCAGGAATAGACTGCTATTTATCGCATAACCTAACCAGTCGAAAGGCTGGTTTTTATTTTGTCCAAGCATTGATGACGCTAAAAGCTATGGAAACAACACAGTCGGGGACGACTTAAAAAATAGGAGGTTCGCATGAACAATGATACAGAAGTAGTCGAAGTGGTTGAAGATGTCGAGAAGGTATCGGCCGAACCAGAAGAACATCAAGAAGGCCCAAAAGACGAAAAGAAGTACACAGACGCAGATGTTGATAAGATCATCAACAAGAAATTTGCAAAGTGGAAAGAAGAAGCTGAAAAAGCTGAGAAAGAAGCTGAGAAGTTGCGCAAGATGAACGCTGAACAAAAGGCAGAGTATGAAGCCCAAAAACAAGCTGAACGTATTGCCGAGCTAGAAGCACAACTCAATCGCAACGGACTCGAAAAAGAGGCTTCTAAAATGCTGTTTGAAGCTGGAATCACAGCCGATGAAACAGTGCTTGACTTTGTTGTGCGTAACAATGCAGAGGACACGCAACAGTCAGTGCAGTCGCTCATTGGTCTTGTAAATACTCTTGCAGACGCAAAAGTACAAACAATGCTAGTTGGTAAGACACCAATCAAGCAAGAAGAAACTGGTCAAGGGATCACCAAGGAACAATTCCGTAAGATGGGCTATCAAAGCCGAAATGAATTATTCCAAAAGAACCCAGAACTATATAACCAATTGAAAGGATAATTATTTATGCCACAAGGAATTACTCAAAAAGCTACTATGGTAGTGCCAGAAGTCATGGCTGACATGGTATCAGCTAAATTGCCTAAACTTATCAAATTCACACCACTCGCATTCGTCGACAACACACTTGTCGGACAACCAGGTGACGAGATCACTGTACCAAAATGGGAATACGCTGGAGATGCAGCGGAAGTTGCAGAAGGTGTAGCAATCACACTTGACCAACTTACAACCAAAAAGTCTAAAATGACAATCAAAAAGGCTGCTAAAGGGTACGAAATCACAGACGAAGCCCTTCTTTCAGGTCTTGGCGATCCAATCGGACAAGCAGTGTATCAAGCCTCACTTGCCCTTGCTAATAAGATTGATAATGATCTTGTAGAAGCTGCGAAAGGCGCAGTCCAAAAAGTAGCCGAAACGGCAACTACTGTTGACAACTTGCAAAAAGCACTCGATATCTTCTCAGATGAAGACGATGCTTCTTATGTTGCATTGCTTAACCCTGCAGACGCTGCTGCTTTGCGTAAAGATGCTGCTCAAAACTGGACTAAAGGTTCAGAACTTGGTGCAGAAACAATCGTGAACGGAACATTCGGTGAAGTTCTTGGAGTTCAAATTGTGCGCACTAACAAAGTAGAGAAAGGCAAAGGCTTTCTTGTCAAAGTCTCTGCTGATGCTACTGATACAGACGATGTGAACAAGTACGGTGCATTTGTCATCGCATTGAAACGTGATGTAATGGTTGAAACTGACCGTGACATCTTGAAGAAAGCAACTGTCATCACTGCAGACAAACACTATGGAACATATCTCTATGATCCATCACGAGTTGTTAAATTCGGTGAATCGTAATTTAAAAAGGGGGTGACAGTAGTCCCCCTTATTTTGAATACTCATTTAGAGCAGTAGATAGAATGGAGGATTAAAATGGATAAAGATTTATTATCAATCCAACAGTCGCTTTGGATGATATGACGCTAAAAGATTTGAAATCTTTAGCTAAAGAAACTGGTGTCGAAGGCTATTCTACGCTTGCTAAAGCTGAATTAGTCGAAGCATTGAAAGGATGATTTGATTATGTCGTACATCGATAAAGTAAAGGTGCTGTTGAATATCGAGGACGACTTGCAGGATAAGATGCTTGGTTTAATCGAGGAGATGACAACCCAGCATTTTACTGCCTATACTGGAGATTTTGGAGTGCCAGACAAGTTTGATTACATGATTATTGAAATCATGATCGAACGATTCAACCGCATTGGATCAGAAGGTTACTCTAAGAAGACACTCGAAGGCTTAACTCTTGAATTTAACCAAGATGATTTTGCTAGATTTAACAAGATCTTGAAACGTGAGTACCCATCTATCCTTGAAAATCGAGGATTTAAGATGCTATGAGAGAAAGCGAACGTGTTGAACTCGTATTTCAGGCTGGAAAGCCTAAATATGATCCAGAATTAGGACGAATGAGCAACGCAGAGCCTACTAAGAAGGTGTTGCCTTGCTTTATCTCTGAATTAGGACTGGAATTGAAAGTTAAACTGCTTGATAAAGTCGATGTAGATGCCAAAATCTTACGTTTTAACCACGTTGTAAATGGCCCTATATCGTTCGTTATTATCGCTAATAAGCGCTATAAGGTTATCAGCCGAAAGAATCAAGAACGACGCTCTACGATCTTGTATGTAGCCGAGGTGATGGGTTAATGTTTGACATTGATATAAACGATGGAGGGGCAACCCTCTTTTTTGAACAAGCAGTTAAATTTGACGCACAAGAGACCTTGAAAGATCATGGCTCACGCTTGCACAGACGAGCAGTAAGAAATGCTGTCTTTACTCGTGGATATTCCACGGGTGCTACGAGGGAGAATATTTTCTTAACCGTAGGTCATGACGAGGCAAGAGTCAAAGCAAATACGGACTATTCAGGCTATCCAGAAGTAGGAACACGCAAGATGGAAGCTCAACCATACATGAGGCCAGCGCTGGAAGAAACTATTCCAGATTTCATTGCAGATTTAGAGAAAGGAATGACAGGTAAATGAAACAGCCAGATCAACAATTATTTGACGAGATTTACAAGCGTATTTCTTCGCTTGGCTATGATGTTTATCTTGCCTTGCCCGATATGTCTGCAAAATATCCATTCTGCGTAATGGGTGACACGCATTTGATGCCAAACCCTACCAAATCAGGATTGATTGGTCTAGTAAGTACGAGAGTGCATGTCTGGGACGATATCAACAATCGTAGACGCTTGTCAGACATGATCTACAAGATCCAAAACGAATTAAGCAAGATCAATCGCATCGAGAAGAGAAGCTGGTCAATGGGCCTCTCTAGTAATAGTCAAATCATTAAAGATAAAAAGAAAAGTCTTTGCAAAAGTTCATAAAAAATTTGGTGGGCACCTTGACTTTATAGTTGTCGGCGGAGCAAAAATGGATCCTGAAATTTCAAGGTTTTATGAAACATTGGGATTTTACGCCCTTGAGGGTTATGGACTTACCGAAACTGCACCTGTTATTGCCGTAAACTCAA